CGCCGCCGTAGGATGCCATCCATTGGGAGGAGACCTCGAAGCCGTCCCCTGCAGCCGATGCGAGGCGCTCCGCAGCCTGCCTGCATGCCTCGGAGACTGGCTCCGAGCATAGGAGCTGCTTGATACCGTCCGAGAGCAGCTCGCACCTCACCGAGCCTGCTTTCTGCATCAGCCGCTCCATTCCGCTAGGTTGCAGACCATGTGGTCGCAGCCTCCGAACGGGGAGCGCCATCCGAGGGCGAAACCCTCGACGGTGAACACGAGACCGTCGAACTGGACTCGGTCTCCCCTCTCGATGTCGGAGTTAGGAGGCGCGAACAGCTGCGCGGTGACGCTCGAGGCGTTGCGCGGATCGTTCCTGTCGGTCGAGGTTGAAATCGGCTGAAAGGAGCATCCGCTCACCGTGTGCGACTCCGCCCTGCTCCAGTCGCGCTCGTAGGTCCCGCGATAGGGAGCCATCGGAGCGCGGAGCACGGTGACGATGTCGCTGCAATATGACGGGAGCATCGGCATCACCTCACGGTGAGGCGGTAGGGAGCCAGCAGCGAGTAATCGCTCGCGAGGAGCCTAACGCCTCCGCTGACGCCCACCTCCGTCTGGTTGTAGGTCGCGCCGACCTGCCCAGCATGCTCCTCGCGAACTCCTGGCGTTGCCGCCAGAGCGTTGGAGGCGAGCTGCACGACAGCCGCCGAGAGAGCGCCTGTCGCGTCGAAGCCAGCGCGGTAGACGACATCGCACGAGCGCCACTTGTCGGGGAACCTGCACGGGATGCGGATTAACCCGCTGTTGAGCCATTCGAAGTCGGTGACCTCGCTGCCCTCGACGGAGAGGCTCTCGACATCGGTCACGCCGAAGCACGGGAGCAACATGAGGTTTCCCTCGCCCTGCCCCTTCCACGTGCATTCGAGATTCGGCGAGACGTGCCAGCCGCACCAGTCGCGGATGGCTTGGCTGACGCTGGCGAGGACGGCCTCGATGCGCTCCTCGGAGCTGACCATCCTCCCGCCCGTGGCGGTCTGGAAGTCATCGACCGAGATGATGGGACCCAGCTCGGAATCCACCGAGTATCCCCACTTGGTCAGTACGGCCATCTTCACTCCTTGGTCTTTGGTGCAACCTTCTTGTTGGCAGGCTTCTTGGCCTTGTTCGCAGCGGTCGCCTTCTTCTCGTAGAGGACAGCGCCCTCTGGCTGCTGGCCCTCCTCGTACTGGTAGAGGCGTTCGCCGATGCGGTAGATCTTGAGCGCCATGTCCCCTCCTTAAAGAGAAGGGGAGCGGTCTCCCGCTCCCCTATCTGGTCTATGTCGGTTCCGATTAAGCGGCCTTGATCTTGACGAAAGCGTTCGGGACTCGGGTGGCGAGGAGGATGCGCTCCTCGACGACCACGGTCACTCGGTTGTTGGTGCGGTCGTCGTGGTCGCCGGTGACGACCTCGATGCGAGCGCCCTCGCCCGCCTTGGTGACCACGGATGCGCCCTGCTGGAAAGCGCCCACGAGGACGGTGCCAGCAGCGACAGCGGTGGAGATGACGGTCTTGAGACCCCAGAGTCCGGGCTGAGCGGAAACAGGGCCGTTGCCATAGGGGCCGTAGAAGTAGCCGCCGCCGTAATACTGGCCGTTGGTGGCGTCCTTGGCGAGACGAAGCGTCTGGTAATCGGCGGGATTGATGACGATGGCATCGGCCTCGAAGTTGGATGCGGTCTTGACATCCATCATGGCCTTGAAGATGTTGTCGGCGGTCGGAGCCTGCGCGATGGTCTGGATGCCAGAGGTCGCGAGGAGCTTGGTCATGAGATAGCTCTCGATGGCCTGGTCGAGGGCGAAGAGGCCACGGTTATCGATGGAGCTGCGGAGGAACTCGTTGTCCTCGATCAGCTCGTCGGTCTCGTAGTACCAGCCAGCGATCTTCTTGAGGCTCTCGGTCGTGGGAGTGTAGGCCATGTGGAACTGAGGCTTCTGAGCGCCCTCGTTCGTCGCTGCGGGGGAACCCTCGGTCGCGCCGTGGACGAAATACTTGAGGGAGGTGCCGCTGATGGACTCGGCGCCGAACAGGTCGCGGATGTCGGTGTTACGGGCGATGCGGAGGACGTTGCGGTCGAGCACCTCGACGGGAGTGCTCATGTGAACGTCGGTCGCGGCCTTGAAGCCGTAGGCGGTGCTGGTCTTGACAGCGTTGCCGTCCTTGAGGGAGGAAAGGTCGAGGTTCTTCTCGGCATACTCGCCGAGCGTCTTGGCGGTGGTGTTGTCCACGGTGGTCTCCTTTTCGGAAGTGAGGGAATCGAGGAGGCTCTTCTTCTCCTCGGCGGTGTCGATGAGGCTCTGGACCTCATCCATGCGAGACTTGATCTCGCGAGCGGCCTCGATGGTCTCGGCGGAGTCGAACTCCTCCATCAGAGCCGCCATCTGCTCGTTGAGATTGGGCATGTCTACTCCTTGAATCGGTCTTTAACTGCCTGCTTATAGAACTCGAGCAGCTCGGCATCGGAGGCTTTGGCCTGCCCATCGGCGCTCTGTGCCTGCGCCGACAGGTCGCTCTCGACCTCTTCGCTCTGCTCCTCGGTGTCCTCGTTTTCGGACTCGATGAGTCCGTCGATTGCCGAGGCGATGTCCTCGGCCATTGCGCGGATGCGCCTCAGCTCGTCCTCGTCGGCCTTTGAGTTGCGCCTGCCGCTCTTGACCTCGGCGGGAGCCTCCTTGACCTCGGTGACCTCTGCTCTCTGGTTGGCGGGAATCTGCACGAGGGAGACCTCGAAGAGATTCAGCTTGCGGAGTTCGTTGGCCTTGGTGCCGTCCTCCAGCTTCACCTCGTCCCAGTCGAGCACCTCGTAAGCGAAGGAGAACTGATAGAGCCTGCCCTCCTTGGCGAGTTTCCGGACATACTGAGCGGTTTCGTTATCGGAGTCGAACTCGGCCTCGACGTAGAGTCCGCGCTCGTCCTCGTATGCCTTGACGACCTTCCCGATGTTGTATTTCGGATCGTCGGTGTTGTGGCCGTAGAGCAGCGGGATTGGCTTTCCCAGCTCCTCCCAGTGCTCGAGGGACTCGGCGAAAGCGCCCTTCGCGATTACGTCGCCGTAGGCATCGGGGATGCGGTCGAAGGTCGAGGCGTATCCCTTGACGGTGCCGCCGTCCTCCATCGAGGCGGTGTCGGCGCTCTTGAACTTGGTTTCCATTACATCCTCCAAATGGTTATCTCGGTCTGGCACTGGCACCCGCACGATTCGTCGGGAGTCAGAACGTGGTCTCCTGGATACTTGGCTCCGTTGGAGAACTCCTCGTCGATGGGGACCGTCTCGCCGTTCATCGCAGCGTGCTCTGGCCTCGGATTGCCGCTCGTCACGATCCACGTTTTCATGGCTCGGTAGGAGCTGGGAGCACACTGGTTGATAGCCTCGATGGTCGAGAAGCCGATAACGGCAGTCGAGAAGCTGATTCCCGCGTTATCGGCCCTGCCGCCCTCGGCCTTGTCGAAAACGCCCTCGGGAGTCGAACCCTCGGCATCCTCCGAGATGTCATCGTCGAGCGCCTTGCGTATCTCGCGATACGTGACGTTGTTCCAAGCCTTGGCCTTGCCCTCTGCCATCTTTCGGATGTATGCGGCCATCCTCTCGGAGCTGAATTCCTCAGACGAGAGTCCGACCTGCCTCAGAGTCCGCTTGGCACCGTGCTCGGCCTGCTCCATGAACAGCTTCTCGAGGTCGTCCGCGAGTTCGCGGTCCCATCGGTCGGCATCCCACCAAGACGGCCAATCGCCGTCCGCCTTGATGCCCTTCGACCTCGCCCGCTCGATGGCGGGGAGGACCTTCTTCCGCTGCCTCTTGGAGAATGCTCGGAGCACCGCAGCCGACTCCATCGACTCGTGGGCATGGGGAGCGGCCTTGAAGCGCACGTCTGGGCCGTCCTCGGCCGATTTGAGGCGGGGATTGCCCTCGTTGTATCCGTCGGTAGGGTTTGTGTCGTTCGGGGATGCCAAGCCGCCCTCGAGCACGTTGAGGGGCACGACCAGCTCGTCCCCTCCGTCGACCATCGGGAGGTTGCTGGCTGCTCGAGCCTCGTTGCGCGTCATCCAAGGAGCGCCGACAGCGGATTGCAGGACGGATGCCCTCTCCTCGAAGGAGGCTTCGAGCTTCTTGCTGAGGTCGAATTCGACATATTCGCGCGGATCAGCGCCGATTTTCGGGAGGAGGAAGGAGTTCAGCCTCTCCGAGAGCATGTCGAGGATAGGCTGCAGCGTCTCCGCGTAGAGCGCCCTCGCATTCTCCTTCGCGGATGCGTAGGTCTGCGCGTCCGTGTGCCAGATGAGGCTGGGATTGATGTGGTAGACGGCAGCGACATCCTCGCGAGCGAGTTTGGTCGCCTCCGCCCACTCCGCCTCCTTGGCGTTGAACGTGTTCGAGACGAGGCGCATGCCGTCCTCGAGGATGGGAGTGCCGCCCGAATCGGTTCCGCCGTTGCCAGAGAATCGGTTCTTCCA